AGCGTCACCCCACCACCAATTATTAGCGTAAGTAGAGTTAGGATTTTTAGGATCTTTTTTGAAAGTTTCAACTGTGTAACAGTTAGGAGAGTTTGATTCTTTGTATAATAGGTCTATCTCAATAACATCTTCAGGCATAGACTTAGGTCTCCAATTTTTTAACTTTAAAGAACGCATTGTATTAACCATACCTAAGTTATAACCTTTTTTAGGTAGATAATCAAAAGTACCTGGCATAAAAGCTATCTCAGACCAAGGACCAAATACAGAATACTCACCATCTTCATACTTATATCTATAAGCAAATTTAGGAAATTTAAATTCAAACAAAGGTGGTATTAACTCTAACGTAGCTGTATATATATCGTTTACAGTTAAAGCATTTATAGGAAAGTTTCTTGTTATTGCAAATATTTTTACTTCAACATTGTTAGGTGTTAAAGATTCTATTATAGCTCTACATGTTGCTTTTTGAGTTTTACCTTGTAGGTTTGTAAATGTCAAAGTTATCATTAGCGTTTGACCAACTTTCCAATCCATCTGTTCTGCTTGCCAGTCAATAGGTAAGTCTACAGTATCGCCAACTGCTTTTCTATCTTTGTTGCTTTTGAAAAAAGCTGGTATATCTGTACCGTCTTCAGCTGTTCCAGTAGGAAAGTCACTACCAGCAAAAGATGTTTCTATATTTATATTAGCATCGTCGTAGGTAGAACCCATCTGTATGTCTTCTGGCCAAGCAAACATTTCTACTGTAGGTGGAGCTGTAGGACCTTTTCTTATAACTGTTATGTGTTTTTCTAAAACATACACAGGTCTACATCTTAAATCCCACTCTACATCATCACCTGGAAAACCACCTCTAATAGGTACTGAAGGCG